TTCTTTTATCACACCACTTGTATAAAATTCTGATTTTTGAGTTATATTTCCTTCAATAATTTTGGATGTATATTTTTTTAAATGATTGATTGAATTAAAACCATAAGCACCAGTACAAGCATTACTTGAAATTTTGTCCTTTTCTTTTATGTCTATTATTTCATTATTTTCATTCATTTTTACATACGAATATATTGGATTTTCATTTTCATCTTCAAAGGAAAAAACACAATTTTCACCATTCCATTGTGAAATTATGTCACAAGTATAAAAATTATCGTTATCTAAACATAATACTGGAATATCTCTTTCTTCATTAAGGTTATTTATACCAATATTAATTGTTTCTGCTGCCCCTCTTGTATTATTTTCAAGACAAAAAAATCTAAAATTTATTTTAGGATAATTCTTAATCAATAAATCTTCAAATCTATATTTTTTATATTCTTTATTATATGGAATAAATATATAATCAATATTATCAGTATTTAAGTTATCTAATAAGTATGATATTATAGGTTTTCCATAAATATTAATTAATGCTTTAGGTTTTTCATAACCATTTTCTTTAAATCTTTGTCCAATCCCACCAATAGGTATAATTATTATCATTATATATATTATATATATTATAATATTATATATGAAAAAAGTTGCTATTTTAATTTCAGGACATTTAAGAAATCTTAATGAAATAATAGATAATTTTTATAATAATTTAATTATACCTATTTCATCAGATTTTTTATATGATATATACATACTTGGGATGATAACTACACTAATGATAAAATAATGAACAATGATAAAAATTACAAAAGAATATATTAATAATTTATTTAATAATAATAATATAGTTACAAAAAAAATTATTATTGAGAATCAAGAACAAATAAAAAATAAACTCAATTTATGTGATTACTTAAATAATAATACTAAAAGAAGTATTCATGGTAAAAAAAGACTTTTATCATCAAAACCATTATCATACATTTCTTGTGATAAATAACCTTTATCTATTGAAAATTTTTTAATTTTTCTAATAACCTCTTGATTTTGTCCGGGAATTATTTTATCTATTATAAGATTTTTATTACAAATCTTAGTAATATAATTTTTAATCCAATAATGCCCTCTATAAGAATTATTATTTTTTAAAGGTGAATCAAATAAATCTTTAAATATTAATGAATTATTATTAGACATTATAAAATGAAAATCTCCGTTACCTTGGGAATGAGCATTAACATAAATATTATTTATATTTAAATTATAATCATTTAATATTAAATCCTTCCATAATAAAATATCATATCTATATAAAATTACTATATCATATTGAAAATTATTTTCTTTTTCATATTCTTCTTTGAGTTCTATAGTTTTTTTCATTGTTAAAGCTTGTGATATTCCTCCAAAATCATTTTTATTATTACATCTTTTATAAATTTCATCGCTGTAAATATTATTATTTTCAAATAAACTTTTTTTTGGCTTATAAATATTTTCTATATCATCTTTTAAATCAATATTCCAACCATGACAAAAAAAATCTATTTCAAAATTAGGATTTTTATTTATAATATATTTAAATATTGAATTTCTACATTTTATGTAGTCAACATATTTTCCTTCTTTATAAAGAGATTTTTCAGTTAAAAAAGCTTCATTTTTAGATACCGCACCTCTTAAACAAAAAGCAACTTTATTCATCATATATTATATTAATAACATATAAAGTTTTTCATTTAAAACAACAATTTAAAAATTATATTTATCAAATATTTCTTTGGTTCTATGAGTATTATTTACATTTCTATTTACAATATAATAAATTGGATTAAAATCTTTGACACTATCACTATCGTGATAAGTATTTAACATCATATCTAAATCTTCATAACTTAATTTATGGAAAACAATTAAATCGTGCCAACTATTATGACATAATTCAAATTTTTTTATATTACAGATATATACACTAATTTATCTGTTTTTCTTCTGTTATATGCACTAAACTTGTTAATTGTAATAAATAAAATATTCATATTCATTAAATAATATATATGTATCAAACATGTATAATATTATTAATTCAAAATTAGATAGTTTGCTAAAAATATTGCAATCTCATACAATTAAAAAATTGTGTGTTATTTGTACAAAAAATCCTACAGATATACTACTCAATACTATTTTAAAAATTAAACAGTATTATTCAGATTTTGATATTATTATAATTGATAGTGATTCAAACAATTTTACAATATTTCAAAAAATTTCAAAAGATATTAAAATTGAATTTATCAAAAATAAAAATTGGGAACTTGGAGCATGGTACTATGCTTATAATAAATATAATATGTATGATATATACATGTTTATTCAAGATTCTATAGTTCCTATAAAAAAAATTGAATTTGATTATAATAATATTATGAATACAAACTATTTTTATTCGGTTCATTTTAATGAAAATATGAATAAAAATAGTAATTATAAAACTCTATATAATACTCTTTTTGAAAATACTGATTTGAATTTTATTAGTAATATGAAAAATAAAAATATAACTGGTGCTATGCATAGTAGTTTTATAACTAATAAATATATTACTAAACAAATACTAAAATTAGAACAAATTTATATTGATAAAAACATTTTATATAAATCAAAAATAAATAGTTGGTTATCTGAAAGAACTATAGGTATAATAGCTGATAAATATTCTAAAAAAAGAATAGATATAAAACCATATTTCAAAAAATATCATTTAAAGAGAGATTATTAATTTAAATTTACATAAATCAAGTTTTGTTACTCGAATTATTATTCAAAATTTTTGTTATATATAACAAGATGATCAAAAGAAATCAAAAATCATATAATTTGTGTAAAAATATAATAAATAAATATGAACATCTATTAATAAATGGATGTTTATAACTCACAAAAACAAACATCACAAGAAATTTATGATTCTTTCAACAATTTAGTATTTAGTGATGACACAAGAGTAATATTTAAAATAATTACAAAACTTTATCGCTAATCTTTTGTATTTATAATTTACTTAAACACTTCCTAACACCATGTTTAATATTATCTACTTTATATTTACTTTCTAATTTAGTTGTATCTAAACTATTATTACTTCTTTTTGACAATAATAATTTATCTTGTTCTAAGATTGACATATTTTTCCAAGTAAATGTAGGATCAACAATCTCTTTATACATTTCTAAAATTTCATTATGACTTATTGTTCCTGGATTTGTAAAATTAAAACAACCTGTTTCTTTATTTTTCATCATTTCTATAGATAATGGTAGAAATTCATCTAATATTGTCATTGAATTTGAAATACTACATATCTTTTCATATGTTGTTATTTTTGTTATAAAATTACGAATACTTTTATCACTTGATATTGGCATTCGGATTCTTAATATTAAAGCATTGGTATTTTTTATTAACATATCTGTAAATCCTTTAACAATACTATAATTAGATCCAAAGAAATTTGGTTTATCGTCTTCTGTAAATTGTTTTTCATTATCACTAAAAATACATCCAGTTCCTATATATGTAAAATGTATATTATGTTTATCAGAAAACATTGCTAATGATAAAGGTGTATATAAATTATCATTTATATTTTCATGTAATGTTTCTTTGTTTTCTAAATAATCTATGGTTGTATAAACTTTATCATATAAACTTCCATGTGTTCTTCCAAGACAACAATATATATGCGTAATATTATTATTTAAAATAAATTGTTTAAGAACATCAGATTCACCTCTATAATATGTAGTAACATAATCAATATTTTTACTATCTAATATTTGACTTACTTTTTGACCTATCCATCCTTTATAACCTAATAATAATACTTTCATTTACTTAAACTATTAATAATTAATATTATAAAATGACGAAACAAATATTTAACATTATTTATAATAATACACTTATACCATTTATAACTAACTTAAATAGATATAATGATACAATAATTTTATATTTATTTACTGAATTTATAAAATATTTTAATTTACCTACAGATACTAGACTTGTTGCTAAAGGTCAATATAATGATTTTGTTATTTATCATAATAATTCATTTTATTGTATGCATTAAATATAAAAACTTTTTATTAAGTTATTTTACATTTTTTAAGATTTAAAAGACTATTTCTTGCTTTTTGTTTTATTATTTTTTGATTTTTTTTTATTTCCACCCTTTTTTGGATGTTTTATTTGTTTATCTTCTTCCGGATCTGGTTTTATATTTAAACAAAGCATCAAATCTTGCATTCTTTTTAATGCTGCAAGATTTGCTTTTCTTTCTTCTTCAGTTAGCCAGGTACACTTTTCTTTAGCTCTTTCTTCTGCAGTTTTCCAGTTAGGCTCTGAATCTTTGCGTTTACTCATTTTATATTTAGTAAATATTTTAATTAATCATTATCTAATCTTTTTTCATAAAAATGTAAAAGATATTGAGTAAATACATATTTTTTAATATCACATCTTATTTTTAAAAGATCTGTTTTTTTATTTTCATATTCTATATATGATTTAGCATAACTCCATGCATTATTTATATAATCTTTATATTTAATATCTGAATATTCATCTTCATATACTCTTACATACATTTAATTTTATATAATTTAATAAATTAAAATTAATTTCTTTTAAATCATTATTTTCTTTTTTTAGTTTTTCATTTTCTTCTTCTAATTTTTTTAATAAATTCATTTTTTTAATTCTTGATCTTTCAGCACTTGCTCTATTCTTTAATATTCTTTTTTCATCTTTTGTTGATAAATTAATATTTTTATTTTTATTTTTTAAAGTATTATTATTTTGTTTTAAATTACTTTTATTTGTATTAATATTAATAAAATTATCACAAAATTCAATATCTTCATTATTTAATTTAAGATTAAAATTTATATCTAAAATATTATTATCAAATAAATAACTATAATTATCCATTTATTATATTAATTTATATAAATAATAAATCATTTTTTATATAAAAATAATTAAAATATAAAAAAAAATATATATAAATTAATTTTTATTTTTTATATTCTATTCAATAATTAATTCATTGTAATTATGATATTTATTACATTTTAAGAAATTAATATTTAATTACTTAAAATAACTTTAATATTATTTAATTGATTTTTATTAGTTTTCCATTCAGTAATTAATTCATTATAATTATGATATTTATTACATTTTTCTGAACATTTTGGACCATCTTTACAAAATTCAGTAATTCTTTTACATTTTTCTTTATCAATAATATTAGAAGTATGACTAAAAGTACATTTTGTTGGATCACATTTAAAATCATTTACAATAAACCAACATGCTTTATATGGAATTTTACCAGAATCTTTAAATTTTTGTTTTTTATCTTCAATTGAAGATTCTGAAAAAATTTCAGATAAATCTTCTTTTTTTGAAGGACGATTAGACATTATAAATATAATTTTTTATAAAAATCATTTTTTATAAAAATTCTTATTCTTATCATTATAAAAACCTTCTTTATTTAAAAATTCTAATTTTTCAAAATTATATTTTTTATCTTTATTTTTATTTGCTATATTATAACAACATTCTTCTATGTTTCTTAAACAATTTTTAATATTATCTGGTAATTCTTTATTATTCATTTTAATTTTTATATATATAAAAAATCATTTTTTATATATATAAAATGAATAATTATATAATTATAGAAAAAAATAAAAAATATTTTTATATAATATTAAATAATAATACTATAATAAATCAAAATTTAGATTTATTTTTTTAAACTTCTTAATTCTGTAATTAAATTTGCACATGCTGATGCCAATACTTCTAATGCAGGTTCAGTAATATTAAAGTTTTTAATTATATAAAAAATAGTTAAATATTCAATAGTCGTAATTTCATTTCTATCTAAAATATTTTTTAATAATTCTTGCATATCATTTTCAGATATTCTTCCATCACCTTGTCCTTTTATCTTTTCATCTGCCATTTCTAATAATTTTTTATCATATTTAATTCCATCAATTTCTTTATAATATGACATTTTATAAACAAATTATTAATTAATCTTTATATCATCATATTTTATTATTATTATATCTAATTCTTTTGCTTTCTTTATTGAACTCGAATTAGATTCTAAATCTTTTACTATTAATATTTCAGTTTTTTTTGATACCGATCCATTTATTTTTCCACCATTTTCTATTATTAATTCTTCCATATTTTTATCACGAATACCACTAAATACTACTATTTTTTTTAATAATCTTTCATCTATTGATAAAACTTTAACTTTTTCTTTTTTTTCAATAATTTTAAAATATTTAAAATAAAAATTTTTAAAATTATCTATATTATCATTAAAATGTTTAGCATTAACATCACCAATACCATTAATTTTAGTTAATTCTTCATTTGTAATATTTTCATTAATAATATTTGGATAATTATCTAAAATTAATTTTAATTTTTTAATACCTAAACTTCTTTCAAAAATATTACTTGCAGCCATAATTTCTTCTAATTTATTATGTTTTTTTGAAGTTTCAATAGCATTAATAATAATTTCAATTTTTTTATCACCAAAACCTTCAATATTAGATAATAGTGTTTTTGAATTAATTTCTAAAATACTATTTAAACTTGTAAAACCATTTTCATATAATTTTTTTATAGTTTTTTCGGAAATATTTTTAATATCTAATGTTTTAAAAAAATGTGTAGATATCTTAATTCTTTGTTCTTCTGGTGATTCTTCATCTTCATCTTTAACAAATATACCATCAGTTTTAGTATCATCCCAAATCCAATTTAAAGATGGTAATTTAGGTTCAGTTTTTTCAATAACATTAATAATTTTAGGAATAACTTGACCTGATCTAATAACTTCTATTTTTGAACCTATACCTATTCCATTTTCAATAATAAATTTTAAATTATATCCTGAAGCTTTTGATATATTAACTTGATCTAAATTTATTGTTTCAAATAAAACAATTGGTTTATATCTATTATCTTTTGATAAATTATATTCAACATCTTTTACAATTGTTATTTTTGATTTATCTAATTCATTTAATTTAAATGCAAAAGAATATTCTGGATTTCCTTCAATATTTTTATTATATGATTTAGAATTATCAGTAATAACAATACCATCAATTTCATATAAAGATTTTTCTTTAAAATCAATTAAAATATCTTTTAAATTATTAAATTGAATATTATTAGATTTTATAAATTTAATTTTATTATCATTTATCATATTTAATTGTTCTTCAATTTTTATATTTTCATTATTTTCAATTTCCATTATTTGATAAATAACAAAATCTACTAAATTTAATAATTTTTTATTAATAATTTTATTATTAACTAAACCAGCAACAACATTTCTTGCATTAGAACCATATTCGTTTTTCCAATTAGTTTTTTTTATTATTAATTCACCTCTTACAGCAATTATTTTATTATTATTAAATGTTGGCATATTAATATATTTTAAAATATGACTTATATCATTTCCTTTAGATCCATTACCTCGTGTAAATAATTTATTTTCTTTATTTAAATATAAAGCAGAAATTCCATCTAATTTTTCTGAAATTATATAATTATTACTATTATATTTTTTTATCCAATTATTTAAATTTTTTTCATCTTTTATTTTTGTTTGAGAACCTAACCAATATTTTAATTTTTGACAATTACTTGTATCTTCACATCCAATTCTTTTAAGATATTTATTTTTAGGATCTAATTCATATAATTTGTCACGTAAATTATCATATTCTTTATCTGATATTAAAGGATTTCCTAATGTATAATGATAATCATATTTAATTAAATTAGTTACTAATCTTTTAATATCCATTTATTTATATAAATAAATAAAATATCATTTTTTATAAAAAAAAAAAAAATCTTTATTATAAATAAATATGACAGAAATTGAAGGAGGTAAAAGAAAAAAAACACCATATAATATTTTTATGGGTAATGAATTAAAAAGATTAAAAAAAATAAATCAAAATAAAGAT